AAAAAAACGATATAAATGCAGAAAGTATTTCCCACACAACATAAGAGAGATACAACAAGCCCCAGATCATTTTTTCTGTTCTTTACCTTATGACGAGTTAATGGAATGGAAAATAAATGGCTATGAGTTACCTGATTCTGTCTTCTGTCTCATGAGGATAAGAAACAAGGACACACAGCTTATTGAGGAAAGGTATTACAACACTACGCACTATGCAAAAAGAAGGCTTGCTAAGTGCATACAAGATGGCTCTGAAGTAACTATGGTATCCAATGAAGGTTGTTACCATATTGATTCACGAGATGTATTTTTAGACTTTAATAATGATTAAAAAAAGAACTTACAGCAAATTGTTACAAGGTTTGCTTGATGACGTTAACAAACATACACAAAAAGTTGAACTTGTTAACCTTATGCAACAACAGGTATCTGACGATACATTTACGGTGATTATACCTAAATAATCCCTGCAATTGATAATCATTCTCATCTAATATTGAATTTATCCACCCAAATTTAGTAACTTATGTTAACAAATGAGATTATTTTCAATTGGTTCTTTATACATCGGCATGGACGATGAAAGCTTTTTTGATATATCTATCCATTTAGGTAAATACCGTTTAGAGTGGGGCGACAATCAAAAACAATCTAATGAATCCTCTAAGGAGACAAGTAACTGATGAAGACGTTGAAAAACTCCTTAAGGTTTGCTACTTAATCAGAAGTCTTGAACCATTACAAGCAAAAGTGAACGAGTTACCAATCCAAACTTTGACTGTTCTTATGTATATAGCTAGCCATAACGGTTGCCATAAACAAGCAATGGAAGAAGATTTAGGATTAACAAAAGCATCAGGCAGTAGAAACACTGACTGGCTTGCAAGACTACATCGATTAGGTAGGCCAGGTTTAAATCTAGTTACAAAGGAGGTCGATTACTCAGACAAACGTAGAACAATTCTCAAACTTACACGCAAAGGTAAGGACTTAGTACACAAAATCACCCGCATACTTTATGACAACTGAAATTGAAATAAGAACATGGGGTCAAGCTTTAGATTACGATCTCAAGCGAAACAAATCACATGGTCGAAACAAAAGCAGTCACAAAAACATTCTTTCACACTGCAACTCATTTACATCCATGTATGGACGTTCATATCCATGCAAAAGAATTACACAAGATGTAATGGATGATTTTATTGAAGAGCTGCAACAAGAGAGAGGAATTAGTGATGCAACTGCCAATCGTTATATGGCAACGATTAAAGCAGTCCTCAACTTTGCACATACAAAAAAGAAACTTCCACAACCTTATAAGTTCACGAAACTTAAAGAGAAACCAGGAAGACCTGAATGGTACGACAAAGCTGTTATTGATGAATATGAAAAAATAGCTCGTAGTGATTATTTTTATAGAAATGATCTTGCGGACATTGCTGTGTTTGGTGCTTATGTAGGTGCTAGACAAGCAGAAATTCTAAACATCAAAGCTGTTGATATTGATTTGAACTCTTACGAAGGTAATGGTTCTATTTATATTGGTGGTCGTCCAGGATTTACAACTAAAAACGATGATTGGAGAGAAATTCCAATACATCCAAGGGTTCACCCAATTGTAAAAAGAAGACTTGAAAACGCTAAACAAAACACACGTATTTTTGGCGATGAATGGTCTAACAAAGATGTACTCTTGCGTAACTTTAAGAAAGTTCTAGAGTTTATGGGACAGCCAAAACAGATGAATTTTCATCACTTGCGACACTCCTTTGGAGTATGGCATGCGGAAGCTGGAACACCGATAAGAACCTTGATGGAACTTATGGGACATAAAACTATAGAAACCACACTAATGTATGCAAAAGTTTCTAACAGAGCCAGGCAAAATGCAATGGCAAATATCTAATCAAAACCAAGACTGATTAGGACTGATCCTAGTAAAAAAACAGACAATCAGTTTACGAAAAGCCTAAAAACAAGGCGTAAACAAGCACCCAGACTATTTGAAAAAGTACGGAGGGGGTGGGATTCGAACCCACGGTAGACTTTCACCTACGCTAGTTTTCAAGCCTGAGTTGAACTGATTGCCATATACGACACTGTTATCTTACAACACTAGATAGCCGTTGCGATTACTAGGATTTTGTTTCCTTAATGGATCTAAATGACTGCAAACCCTAGACTAGCGACACAAAATCATGCCTACACCATCACAAATTGATGAGCAAGTTCGGTTGGAAAGAAATCAAATAAAGCAGGGAATTGAACTACTAAACAAAACTACAAAAAAGCTGGAGGATAAATCTTATTCTTCAGCTTCTATTTATGGAGTAACTACACTCAGAGAGTTACTACCAATAGTTCGAGAACAGATTAGAAAAGGCAAGGACGTTATCCGCAGAGGACATAACGGCATAGCCTTTAAAGATGTATATAAATACATTAATGATCTTGATGATGGTTTACTTGCAGCTATTACATGCAAGATAGTTATCGACAAAGTTTTTAGCAGCGTTGATAAAGCTAATTATTTATGCAATATTTCTTCTTCTATTGGCAGTGCTGTAGAGGATGAATGTCATATAAGTTTCTACGAAGAAACCGTACCAGGATTACTAGATTACATACAAAAAAACTACTGGCATAAAGCTTGCGGCACACATCAAAAGGTTGTTGTCTTAAGAACTCTTATGAATCGATACAATGTCGAGACATGGAACAGATGGCCAGCACCTGTACGAGTCAGACTTGGCGGGTGGTTACTAGATTGTCTAGTAGATAGTTCTGGTTGGTTTGAAAAAGACAGAGCTAAAGGTAGGAAAGCACCAAACATAATGGTTCCTACTGAAAGGTTTCTGGCAATAAAAGAACAAATAATGCATGATGCCGAGCTGTTTTCACCCTTGGCATATCCAATGTATATAGAACCAAATGATTGGACAAACGAAAGAAAAGGAGGATATTTATTAAATGAGGTGATGCGGGGACATCACTTGGTACGACAGGGAGAGGTCGGCATAATACAGGGAGAGTTGCCACTTAGATTTTTAAATAAAATTCAAAAAGTTGGTTATCGTGTAAATCCCTTTATATATGATATAGCTCACGAGCTACAGCATAGAGGTATAGCAGTTGGAAAGTTTATACCAATTGTTGACATACCAATGCCAACTAAACCACTGGATATGGAAAATCCAGAACTTAAAAAAGCATACTGTAGAGAAGCAGCAGAGGCTCGTAATAAACAAGCACTTGTATTTAAGAAAAGCGTACGAACACGCAAGCAAATGGAAGCGGCTAAATTATTTAAAGATAGAGATCGTTTCTTTCTACCTTGGAATTTTGATTGGCGTGGGAGATGCTACCCTATCCCCGCTTACTTAACTCCTCAAGATACGGACTTTGGTAAATCACTTTTAGTCTTTGCAGATGCGGCAAAACTGACATATGAATCTGAACAATGGATCATGTTTCAAGTTGCTACTACATACGGTTTAGATAAGGCGACCATTACAGAACGACTGCAATGGGCAAAAGATAATTACTCGTTAATTGCAAAAATAGCTACTGATCCAATAGGCAGCAGACACGAATGGGAAGGTGTTGAAGAACCCTGGCAATTCCTTGCTAGTTGTGATGAGATGTATCACTGCATTATTAAAAGAGATCGTCAGGAAACACGCCTGATGATTGCTATTGATGCAACTGCGTCTGGCATACAGATTCTATCTGGATTAGCTAGAGATAAATCAGCTGCGATGTTGTGCAATGTATTACCTACAGATAAACCTGTAGATGCATACAAGATTGTTGCTGAGAAATCGAAGCCTAATATACCTGTTATTTTGCATGAACATTGGGATAGGAAATGCACCAAAAGAACGGTGATGACTATTCCTTACAATGCAAAACCTTTTAGTAATAGAACATACATTAGAGATGCTCTTAAAGAAAAAGGTGTAGAGATAACGAAGGAAGATCTAACTCAAACAGTTAAAGCTGTAAGGGATGCAATGGAACACGTTGTACCTGGACCAATGGCTGTAATGCGTTGGATAGAAAAGGAAATAGCTAAGACTATTAAACGAGGAGAGAAAGTGCAATGGGTAACTCCTTCAGGCTTTGTGGTTTCACAAAGATACATGAAGAAAGAAGTTATCGAAATAAAGATGAAGTTGTTAGGAAGATGTCAAATAAACGTAGCCACTAATGACACCAACAAAGTTGATTTAGCTGGTCACAAAAATGGTACAGCTCCTAACCTAATTCATTCATTAGATGCAAATACCCTGCACTTTACAGTTGATAAATTTGATAAACCGATAGCACTTATACATGACAGTGTCTTATGTAGAGCCACTGATATGACTGAGTTGTCAAAGAAAGTTAGAAAAGTCTACATGCATTTATTTGCAGAGCATGACTACTTAAATGATTTTGCAGAGGCTATCAATGCAGAGTCTGAACCACCCATAATCGGGGACTTAGTTCCCTCAGAAGTAATTAATTCCACTTATTTTTTTTGTTAATGGCTAGAAACATCCACTTAACCAAAGAACCAGTCACACTAACTGGTTTCCAATCCATCCTAAAGCCAAGTAAATTTGGATATACATTAAGAGCAGTTGTAGGATCTGATATTGTAGATGCTCTTGAAAAAGAAAGAGAAGACTGTCTTAAATGGGCAGAATCAAAACTTAAAAATCCAAAGAGATCTACATTAAAACCTGAACCCTGGGAAGAAGTAGAAGCTGGTAAATATCTAGTTAAGTTTTCTTGGGCTGATGATAAAAGGCCACCTGTTGTAGATACAGAGGGAACTCCTATCACTAATAAAGAAACACCTGTTTATGAAGGATCTAAAGTTAAAATAGGTTTTCATCAAAAACCATATGTACTTCGTGATGGAGTTACATACGGAACAAGTCTTAAATTAAACGGCATTCAGATAGTAAGCATACAGTCTGGAGCTGGAGTTGATACAGGAGACTTAGATGAAGTAGGAGTTGCAGAATTATTTGGTAAGACAAAAGGATTCAAAGCAGATGATCCAAATGTAACTCCAGATTTAGCACCATCATCAGTTGAAATTGAGCAATATCAAGACGACTTTTAATGTTTAAATCAGGATTAGAGGAAAAAGTCTCTGATCTTTTATGTGAGTTGGGTGTTAATTATGAATACGAAAGTTTAAGTTTAACTTATACACTAAAGCATTTATATACACCTGACTTTGTTCTACCTAACGGTATATGTTTAGAGACAAAAGGATATTGGCGACCTGAAGACAGGCGAAAAATAAGACAAGTAGTGACTGAGAATCCACATATTGATTTAAGAATGGTCTTTCAAGATCCATATAAAAAAATTAGTAAAAAATCAAAAACTACCTACGCAAAATGGTGTACTCGATACAACATCAAATGGTGTGCTTTCCATGCTATCCCAGTGGATTGGCTTAGATGACGGAAAGTGAATTCATAAGACACGACCCATGTCCAGATTGTGGCTCATCTGATGCACTTGCAGTGTACACAGATGGGCATACTTATTGTTTTAGTTGCACAACGAGAACACCTGGAGATGGAGAACAAAACAAATTACCCATGCAATCTAATGTGCAATTCAAAGGAAACCCTCAAAGGCTTAATAAACGAGGTATTAGTGAACGAACCTGTGAGAAATACAAAATCTACAGAGACGACACACACCTACGTTTCCCTTATTACGACAGCTCTGGATGTCTTAAAGGATTCAAAACAAGGGATAAATTAAAAAACTTTAAGTATGAGGGTGAAACAACAGATACATTGTTTGGTCAACACCTTTTTCCAACTTCTGGCAAAAGGATCATCGTTTATGAAGGCGAACTTGATGCCGCTTCAGGTTGGGAAGCGATGGTTGGATGGCCGCATGTATCGCTACCACATGGCTGTGCGTCAGCCAAAAAAGACATTCAAAAACAAATACCTTTACTACAAGGCTATAAGGAGATTGTCTTGTTCTTCGACAATGATGAACACGGACGAAGAGCTACGGAACTTGCAGCGTCAGTCTTACCGACAGGTAAAGTCACGATTGCAAGAATGGATAAATATAAGGATGCGTCAGATGCGTTACAGGCGGATGATGCGGAGGCTATCAGACGTGCCATATATGATGCGAAACCGTATCAACCAGACGGTATCGTGGATGGCAAATCGTTATTAGAAGCTGTTACAACTCCAAGCCCGCCTTGCAATCACAAATACCCGTTCCCAGGATTGCAAGCCATGACTCATGGAATACGGTACGGAGAGCTAACAACAATAACTGCTGGTACTGGTCAAGGTAAAAGTACATTTTGTAGACAACTAGCAACTGAGTTACTAAACACAGATGAAAAAGTAGGCTACATCGCTTTAGAGGAATCTAACAGGCGAACAGCTTTAGGACTTATGTCTGTAGCTGTGGGTAAAGCCCTGCACCTTGGTGAGCATGAATACACCACCCTAAGAAATGCTTACGATAAAACCATAAAAAACTGGAATCTTTATTTATACGATCACTTCGGTAGTTTATCTAGCGATGTTATCTATAACCGTATCGAATACATGGCACTAGGTTTAGACACTAAAATTATTTTCTTAGATCACCTGTCCATATTACTTAGTGGACTAGATGGAGATGAGAGAAGAATGATAGATAGAACTATGACTGATTTGCGTAGCTTAGTTGAGAGAACAGGAATTAAATTATTTTTAGTTTCTCATTTGAGACGAGCACAAAATGATAAAGCACACGAAGATGGGCAACGAGTTTCTATAGGTCAACTTAGAGGATCTGCTTCTATAAGTCAGCTTAGTGACACCGTACTTGCATTGGAAAGAGACCAGCAATCAAACGATAACGTATCCACTTTACGAGTTTTAAAGAACAGATACTCAGGTGAAACTGGAGTAGCTGCACAACTTGTATATGACAAAAACACCTGTAAATTTCATGAAACGACAGACACAGCATTTGACCCCAGTACTGACTTTTAAATAGATGTTGGTATTCGACTGCGAAACAAACGGATTGCTGCATGACGCTACTGAAATCCATTGCCTTGCAATATATGACACTGAACAAGATGAATACTTTGTCTTCAACAATCAGGGTCATAAATGCTATCCAATTACAGAAGGATTACATCAACTTACTGATGCCGATGTAGTTGTAGGACACAACGTCATAGGATTTGATCTACCTGTACTAAATAAGGTTTATCCTTTTTTTAATACAAAAGCTCAAATAATAGACACATTAATTTTATCTCGACTGTTTCATCCAAACATGATGGACATAGATAAAAAAAGAAACATACCAAGAATGACTTCGCAATTGTATGGCCGTCATAGTTTAGAAAGCTATGGTTATCGTCTACAAGAATACAAAGGAGATTTTGGTAAGACTTCTGACTGGAAAGAATGGAGTCAAGAAATGCAAGATTACTGCGTTCAAGATGTAAAAGTTACCACCAAACTATGCGAGCACTTCCTCCCCTATTTGACTGGCTCACGTTAGAGCATCAAGTCGCACAAATTCTTACACAACAGGAACTACACGGTTGGTATTTCAATCAAGAAGAAGCATTTAAATTAGAGTCTAAGCTTCGTATTGAAATTGAAAAATTATCAAAATTATTACGTGATAAATATCCATTTGTAGCTGGTTCTCTGTTTACACCTAAACGAAACAACTCAACGCAGGGATATGTGGAGGGTTGTGAAATACAACGAATTAAAGAACTTAATCCAACATCAAGAGACCACATAGCATGGATACTGAAGACACACGAGAATTGGCGACCGAAATCGCAAACGATCTCAGGGAAGGCGGTTATAGACGAGACCGTATTAAAAGATATTGGGTCGGAAACAGCCCTGTTGTTTCTTCAATGTCTAGATATTACCAAGAAATTGGGGATGATCTCGGAAGGCGTGAACGCATGGCTCAAGCTATGTACGATGTCTAATCGTATTCACCATCATTGTTCTGTAGCTACTAACACATTTAGGTGTGCACATCGTAAACCAAATCTTGGACAAGTCCCAGCGGATGAACAATTTAGACGATTGTTTACTGCTACTCCAGGTAAAGTTATGGTAGGTGCTGACCTTTCAGGTATAGAGCTACGAATGCTTGCTCATTATCTTGGTAGATATGACGGTGGTAGATATGCTGACATACTTCTCAACGGTGATATCCATCAAGTCAATGCAGATAAGATTGGTATATCTAGAAGACAAGTTAAGACTGTGACATATGCTTTTCTTTATGGAGCTGGCAACCTAAAACTAGGTCTGTCATTTGATCCACAACTTTCTCAAAGCAAAGCAGCTAAGAAAGGTAAAGAAATAAGAGAAGCATATGTAGATGCTATTGATGGTTTAGGTGAATTGTTGAAGGCTGTGAATAGCAAATCTAAACAAGGTTACCTTAAAGCTATTGATTCAAGAAAAGTTTTAGTAGACAGTCCACATAAAGGATTAAATTACCTTTTGCAATGTGGTGCTGGTGTCATCGCTAAACGATGGATGGTAATAGCAAACGACAGATTACAAAAAACTCACACTAACCAACTCGCTTTCATCCATGACGAGTTGCAATACGAATGTGATCCGAAATATACAGAAGAGGTAAAGACTACACTTGAAGACTCAGCAGTTAAAGCTGGAGTTTATTACAAGTTGCGATGCCCAATTGCAGCCGAATCAAAATCAGGAACTAATTGGAGCGAGGTCCACTAAGAAGTGCAGTATATGTAAAGAACATAAATTTATAACTGACTTTAAAATATGTAATACAACTCCTAAGAAGATACACTATAAACATTTTTGTAAAAGTTGCGATAACAAAATAAATAGAGAAAGAAGAGAAATAAGAAAAAATGCACCACCACAAACAGAACAATGTGAGTTATGTGGCAAGGTTTGTAAAACTTATTTAGATCATTGCCACGACACTTTAGTTTTTAGAGGTTGGCTGTGCAATGAGTGTAATACAGGTCTAGGCAAATTTAAGGAGAATATTGAACTTTTACAAAAAGCTATTAATTATTTAAAACCTAATGAAACTACTTATTGACTGTGACTACATAGTATATAAATGCTGTGCAGCTGCTGAGACAGAGCTTGATTTTGGTGATGACGTAATCTTAGTAACTTCACTTTTTAGTGACGCTTACAGATTAGTTAATAAAGAATTAGAGAAGATACAATCTCAGTTTCCGTTTTCTGAGGATATTCTCTTATTTTTTACAAGTCCTAATAATTTTAGGAAAAAAATTTTACCAGAATACAAGGGTCATAGAAATAGAAAAAAGCCATGTGGCTTTAAAAGAGTGATAAATCAGCTCAAGAATGATTACCAAGTAATTGTTAAACCAACGCTGGAGGCTGATGACAGTCTTGGCATCTACGCAACTAAGTATGAAGGCAACATGATTGTGTCTCCCGACAAAGACATGCGACAGATACCAGGTAAGTTATACGACTTCAACGAAACGGTAGACATTACACCTGAAGAGGGAGCTAAATGGCATCTAACACAAACACTTTCTGGAGACAACACAGATGGATATTCTGGTGTTCCAGGGATAGGACAAAAACGTGCACAGAAAATATTTAAGGAGAAAGGTTATACCTGGCAAGCAGTAGTAGAAACTTTTGAAGAAAAAGGAATGACAGAGCAAGACGCATTAGTTAATGCACGACTTGCACGAATACTCACCACTAATGATTATGACCATGAAACCAAACAACCCATCCTTTGGACTCCCAGACCCAATTACAGAGTTGACAACAACTCAAGACTTCAAGTTGCGTAAGCTTGAAATACTACTGGAAAAACCAGAGACAAGAAAGGAAGACATCATAACGGTATTTATAGCTCTTCAAGAGCAAGCATATGTTTTATCAAACTGTTTAGAAAACCTTATAAAAAAATGGCCGAAACCACCAACGGATATGGACCCTCTTACTACAGAAGAGGCACTGTCGATGTTTGGGATTTCATCCGAATGCAAGGATTGAATTTCCATTTAGGCAATGTCATCAAATATGTATGCAGAGCAGGGTACAAAGATAACGATATAGAAGATTTAAAAAAAGCAATCCACTACCTACAAAATGAGATCGAATTTAGAACCGAACACGATAGCCAGAACTGGGAGAGTACAACAATGGATAGATAATCCTAACTCTCGACTACCCGTATCATGCACTGTCTTCGTAGTTGAAGACTCAATGGAAGGACCAAATGGACTTGAAGCAAGCTGGCGATTTGTATCGCATGCTCTTCGCTATGGAGCGGGAGTTGCGGTCCACCTGTCAAAGCTTAGACCAGCGGGAACAGAAACAAATAAAGGACCTGATACTCTCATTGCGAGCGGACCAGTGTCCTTTGGAAAAATATACTCAACATTAAATGAAATTCTTAGGCGAGGGGGGACGTACCGCAACGGTGCTTGTGTTCTCCATCTTGACATTACACATCCTGATATTAATACCTACATTGAAACTCCTCGGTCCGATTTACCGTGGGTTAAAAGGTGTATCGACATTGGAGGAAAAGAAGACTGGAGTAATACAGAACCTGAAACAAAGAAAGCAATCCTTAGAGGCATTGCAAGAGGGGACATTTGGCTTAACAAAATAAAACACGATAAAAATGGAAACAGAATCTGGAGCAACGTCTGTCTTGAGGTTTACTTGCCCTCACGGGGAACTTGCTTGTTACAGCACATCAATCTCGGTGCCTGTCGTATCGGCAACTTACGACAGAGTTTCCGTGAAGGCATGCAATCTTTGTGCGATCTCCATAGTCGGACAGGCGTTGGAGAATCTGGAGAGTACCTTTCGCCAGATGTCGATAGACAAGTCGGACTCGGAATGCTCGGTCTGGCCAACTTCCTCAAAAACAATAATTTAACTTATGCTCAGTTTGGTGAAGCATTAGAAGCCATAAACAATGGAAACATAACTGATACACTAGCTGGGTTTGCTGCAAGAGAATTATATATAGGTATTGAGGAAGCTGCTAATGCAGCAAGACAACACAACATGGTGCGGGCATTTGCCATAGCCCCAACTGCATCATGTTCATATAGAAGTAGAGACTTAAAAGGTTATACGTGCACTCCTGAAATTGCACCACCTATTGCACGAACAGTGGATAGAGACTCAGGTGAATTTGGAGTCGAAAGAGTTGAATATGGCAACGTAGAGATAGCCAGCGAGGTAGGCTGGGATGTTTATAAAAAAGTAGCAGATCAAATAATGATCATGCTTGATAGAACTGGATTGCTTCATGGCTATAGCTTCAATTCTTGGAGCGACATGGTGACTTACGATGAGGCATTTGTAGACGAGTGGCTAGAAAGTCCACAAACGTCTCTCTATTATTCACTGCAAGTGATGGGTGACGTACAGGACAAGTCTGATGCTTATGCTGCACTAGACCAATCCGATGTTGACCAATACTTGGCAGACATAATGAGTAACAAACCTGATGATATAGCTTGTGACTGTCAACAATGAACCCCTACGAAAAATTATTAAAAAGAAAAAGAACCTGGACACCAGTCCAGACCACTAGAGGAATATTTAAATATGGAGCAGAGGAAACCATCTACCGTGCTCTTGCAATACGCCATATGGAATTACCAGTTGGCGACTTTATACAAGACTCTCTCTCAGAGATTCCTAAATTATCTAGAGAACTTTTGGAGTCAAACATAAAGGATGAAATCAAACATGACTTAGCTCTTGGATACATCACAAATGTACATGGCGTTGATGATACCGCAGAGGCAGAAGCCTTGCGTCTAAGAGATGCATGGATGGCTCATCCTGACCACACAGTATTGAAAGCAATGATTATTGAAAGATCAATATTTTTTGTTTTATTGCCATTTTTTAGATTTAACGGAGACGCTGGATTAGCAACAGTCTCTGCTGATATATCTAGAGATGAGCAAGTACATGTGGCAAGTAATAGTTTGGTCTGTGCAGAGCTAGGTCTAAAACCTAGTCCTTCATTAGACAAACTTAGAAAAGCAACAATGAATTGGATCATGCAGCCACTAGCTATGCAGCATGAAGATCAATATTTAAGCAAAAAATTTTGGTTGGATGCGAGTGATCGTCTTATGTATGAAGGCAAAGCTCCCCAACTAGTCACCACCAAGGCAGCAAGAATGCCAGCATTTTTTGAACATGACAACAGAAATCTCCCTCAGTACGCTTAGGTTACATAACGAGCGACTCGATAAGTTACTTATAAAACTAGAGGAAAACTTCGGTTGGAAACCAATCCATCCAAAAGAAGATCCGCAAACAATCTTCTACAGAGCTGGTCAAGCCAGCGTTATTGAATACATAAAATCCATAATGGAGGATGAAATCTAATGTGTGCACCAGTCATACCATTGATAAGTGCTATTGGCGGTTTAGCAACAGCTGCCTCATCACTTGGAATAATAGGTAATAGAAATAGAAATCAATCACAACCACAAAGGTCTGTAACACCACCTCCTACAGTTAGGGGTCCAGGACCAGCTGCTCAAGGAGCTGGCGATGATGAAAAGACTAAGAAGGTTGATGAATCAATTAAGATACAACAAAACGCTAAACAGAAAAGAGATAAGCAAACCACTAAAAAAGGACTAGCGTCACTAGGGGCAGCAGCCGCTGTGAACACAGGAATGGATAGTACACCAGCTGGTGGAGTCAATACAGGAACATGATAACCGCAAGACAAAGATACACTCAACTGACTCATGATCGAACACAGTTCCTAGATACAGCAGTTGATTGTTCTGAACTTACCTTGCCTTATCTAATAAAAGATGAAACAGACGGACCATATCATAAAAAATTAATCACACCTTGGCAGAGCGTGGGAGCTTCTGCGGTTGTAAATTTAGCTGCAAAACTTTCCCTAGCTCTTTTACCTCCCCAAACTAGTTTCTTTAAATTACAAATTAGAGATGACAAGTTAGGGGTAGATTTGCCAGCAGAGGTAAGAAGTGAACTAGATCTTTCCTTTGCAAAAATGGAAAGGATGATTATGGATTACATCAATGCTTCTACTGACAGAGTTGTTTTAAACCAAGCTCTAAAGCATTTGATAGTGTCTGGTAATGCATTAATATTTATGGGCAAAGATGGTCTCAAGCATTATCCCCTTAACCGTTTCGTAGTTAATAGAGATGGAAACGGGAACGTGTTAGAGATCCTTACAAAGGAACTGATTAGTCGTCAGGTTCTTCCAGAAGACTTAGAAGAACCCAAACAACCTAATACAGGTATAGATGAGACGAAGTCTTACGATGATGATGTAGAAGTATTTACTTATGTTCGTTTAGAAAATGGTAGATGGGTTTGGCATCAAGAAGTATTTGACAAAATTATAGAAGGCAGTAGAAGTAGTGCACCAAAGAATGCAAACGCATGGCTCGTGTGCCGCTTTAATTCTGTGGATGGAGAAGATTACGGACGTGGAAGAGTAGAAGAGTTTCTTGGTGACTTTAAATCTTTAGAAGGTTTATCTCAAGCACTAACGGAAGGAAGCTCAGCGGCTGCGAAGGTCGTCTTTCTAGTCAGTCCCTCTTCAACCACGAAGCCAAAAACCCTTGCAGAGGCTGGAAATGGAGCAATCGTGCAGGGCAGGGCAGAAGATGTACAAGTCGTCCAGGTAGGCAAGACGGCAGACTTCCGCACTGCATCGGAAATGATTTCTAATTTAGAAAGAAGAATTAATGAAGCTTTCTTAAAAGTACAGATCCGACAAAGTGAAAGAACCACTGCTGAAGAGGTACGCCTTACACAGTTGGAACTTGAGAAACAGCTTGGCGGACTATTCAGCCAACTTACGGATGAGTTTCTCCGACCATATCTCTCTAGAACTTTGCATATACTTCAAAGAAATAATGAGATTCCTAAGATCCCTAAAGATCTTGTACGTCCGCAAATAGTTGCTGGTGTAAATGCTTTAGGAAGAGGACAGGATAGAGATAGCTTGACTCAATTTGTCACAGTGTTGGCTCAGACAATGGGACCACAAGCTTTGATGAAATTTATAGAACCAAGCGAATATATAAAACGTCTTGCAGCTGCACAAGGTATAGACGTATTGAATCTTGTTAAGACTAGAGAACAGTTACAACAAGAAACGCAGCAACAACAACAAATGATGCAGCAACAGGAAATGACTAAACAGATGGGTCAACTTGCTAGTGCTCCAATGATGGACCCAAGTAAGAATCCAGCAATGTTAGAGCAACCTGAAGAGGCAGAAGAAGAACCACCAATGGAAGAATAAAATGGCAGAAACTTTAACAGTCAACGATACACCTGAAGCTGAAGGTTTATCACCTGAAGAGCAAGATTCTCTACAAGTCGGTGAGGAGATGGCCGAACAGCAAGGTGAATTACTTGCTGGTAAATATAAAAATGCTGAAGATTTAGAAAGTGCTTATTTAGAACTACAAAAAAAATTAGGAGACAATGATGGCGTACAAGAAGAAGGGCGGAACGAAACCCAAGAAGTAGAACCAGAGGAACCTACTGAAGTTGAGATGTATCAGGAAGACGGAAAAGTAAATTATGAATCCGTCAAAGAACATTATGGTGAAACTCTAAGCAGTTTATTTGAACAGAAAGGTGTAGATCCATATAGTATTGCTGATCATTTTTATAAAAATAATGGTCAAATAACACCAGAGATGCATGCTCAATTAACTGGAGCTGGTATAGCTAAAGAAGCTGTAGATGCATATTTAGCTGGACGAGCTAAGGATATGGGTATGAATGCAGCTGTATCACAAACAGATATAAATTCAATTTATCAATCAGTAGGTGGTGAAGCTAAATACAAATCATTAATGAACTGGGCAAGTAATAACTTATCTCAAGAGGCTATAAAGTCATTCGATAATTTAGTTAACACTGGTGACCCTGGCTCTATACAGTTAGCAGTCGATGGTTTACAAGCTAAATACAACGATGTGAATGGTTACGAAGGAAGAATGCTACAAGGCAAACCTTCTAAAACAAACACAGATGTATTCCAGAGTCAGGCTCAACTTATAGAAGCTATGAGTGATAGAAGATATGATAATGACCCTGCATATAGAAAAGCAGTAATAGACAAACTTGATAGATCTGATATTGATTTCTAATGAAAAAATTAAGAGAAAAAGTTTTAGGAAAAATTAAAAAAAAACTTACAAATAAAAAAAATGTTTCTCCAGCTTCTCGACATGTAAGAGCTGTAGATGCAAGAAACGCAGCTATCAAAAAAGCCTTTGGAGATAATTTCTAATGGAATATACAACACTAAGAGAACCACAAAAACTACCAAAAGGTAAACAATCAAAACGTCAAGTTAAATGTCCTTCTGGTTTTTATTTTGATAAAGACAAAGGCAGATGTGTACAAGCTGGCGTAGGACCTGAATTCAAACCATAGAACAATGACTAATCACAACCACAACAATGATTCATGGCATGTAGCTGAAGAGCTTAATGGCCGTCTCGCAATGATAGGAGTAATAGCTGCTATTGGAGCATACGTTTTTACAGGACAAATAATTCCAGGAATTTTATAAATGCCTTATTCAAAGTATTCAGCTAAACAAAAAGGATTAGCTTCTTTAGCTGGTAACAAGAAAAAAATCGGTTCAGACGATTTAGCAAAACTTAGAGCAATGAAGTCTAATGGCAAAAAACGTAAGCCTAAAAATAGGAAAGCATAAGAGTAGAAAAGGTGGCTTAACAAAAGCTGGTCGAGAAAAAATTAATAGAGAAACAGGATCTAACCTCAAGGCTCCACAGCCTGGTGGTGGTCCTAGAAAAAAATCATACTGTGCGAGAAGTGCAGGGCAAATGAAAAAATTTCCAAAAGCTGCTAAAGATCCAAATAGCAGATTAAGGAAAGCAAGAAGAAGATGGAAATGCTAATGACTAAAAAAAAGAAAAATAAAGGTAAAGGAGGTAAAAAGTATGGCTGCTAAACGTGGGCTATATGCAAACATCCATGCTAAAAGAAAAAGAATTAAAGCTGGCTCTGGAGAAAAGATGAGAAAGCCTGGTGCATCTGGAGCACCTACAGCTGCAAATTTTAAAAGAGCAGCAAAAACTGCAAAGAAAAGAAAAAAATGAAGGAATTAACAGCTCGTCAAAAAACTACACTTGCTAAACATTCTCAGCACCATACAGCTAAACATATGGCATTTATGAAAAAACGTATGAAGGCTGGAGATTCTTTTACTGTTGCTCATAAAAAAGCACAAGCGAAAGTAGGTAAGTAATATTCTTGCTCCCATGAGAGGTCGGCCCTGGCTGGTGGGAGCATAACAACCTCATTTAATTTACATATATTTTTTATTACACATGGCTGCAATCTCAATTAGTAGAGAAACAACCAATAAGTGGCAAGAGTTATGTAAGTGGGTTACATCAACAGACAACAGATTATATGTTGGATGGTTTGGTGTTCTTATGATCCCTGCATTACTTACAGCTGCAACCTGTTTTATTATCGCCTTTATAGCTGCACCTCCTGTTGACATAGATGGGATACGTGAACCAGTTTCTGGCTCATTACTCTATGGAAACAACATCATCTCAGGGGCAGTTGTCCCATCATCAAACGCAATCGGTTTGCACTTCTATCCAATCTGGGAAGCGGGAACCCTTGATGAATGGCTCTACAACGGTGGACCATATCAGCTCATCGTATTCCATTTCCTCATCGGTGTCTCTGCTTACATGGGACGACAATGGGAACTTAGTTACAGATTAGGTATGAGACCCTGGATAGCAGTAGCTTACTCTGCACCAGTGTCAGCAGCATTCGCTGTATTTCTTGTCTACCCTTTCGGTCAGGGGAGTTTCAGTGATGGTATGCCTCTTGGTATTTCTGGTACTTTTAACTTTATGTTTGTATTTCAGGCAGAACATAATATCCTTATGCATCCTTTCCATATGCTCGGTGTTCTTGGCGTATTCGGTGGTGCTCTTGCCTCTGCTATGCACGGAAGTTTGGTTACATCTTCTCTTATTAAAGAGACGACTGCATTGGAAGCTCAAAACTATGGTTATAAGTTTGGACAGGAAGAGGAGACATATAACATCGTTGCGGCTCACGGCTACTTCGGACGTTTACTTTTCCAATATGCAAGTTTTAACAATTCTCGCTCTCTACACTTCTTTCTGGCTGTTCTCCCCGTGGTTGGCATATGGTGTACCTCTATGGGCATAGCTACTATGGCATTCAACCTAAATGGATTTAACTTTAACCAGTCAGTTGTTGATGCTAACGGTAAAGTTATTCCAACATGGGCTGACATAGTTAACAGACAAAACTTAGGTTTCGAGGTTATGCATGAGCGTAACGCACATAACTTCCCACTTGACCTTGCATAGATTTACATTAATTTTAACCTTAATTACAAATCTATTTATTATTGCTGGTGTTACTAGACACTGGCAGCCACGTCCGTTCATCCCTAATAGGGACGCATGCGATCAGATCATGGAACGGGGATCTGATACTGAGGTTAATTATGTCTCCAGTAGAATTGCAAGCTCGATTAAAAGAGCAAAAAGATTTCAAAAGAGAAATGAAACTTAAGTATCGTGGTATCACATACACAAAAAGATAATCGGTAAGCCGACTGGGAGGTGCAAGTCCTCCCTTATCACTTTGGCTTTTGACCCTTACGAGGATACTCATCAGCCGTCATGACGGTGGGATAGACCACATAACAAAAGAGTCGCATAAGACTCGCAACTTTTCGTACGACAAGACAAGTAAATATACCTTTAATTTTTAACTGAAAAAATGGCTAATGCTAATCAGGTCAGTTTAGGTCGCTCAAATTTAGCGACTGGTACTGGCTACAATGATAAGTATAATTTGTACTTAAAATTGTTCAGTGGAGAGATGTTCAAAGGCTTCCAACACGAGACTATCGCTAGAGATCTCGTTACTAAGAGAACCTTAAAGAACGGCAAATCATTGCAGTTTATCTACACTGGACGCATGACAAGTTCGTTCCACACACCTGGAACCCCCATACTTGGAAATGCTGACAAGGCTCCTCCAGTCGCAGAAAAAACAATCGTAATGGACGATCTATTAATCAGTTCTGCTTTTGTTTATGACTTAGATGAGACACTTGCACATTATGAATTGAGAGGAGAAATATCTAAAAAGATTGGATATGCTCTTGCTGAGAAATATGACAGACTAATCTTCCGTTCAATTACACGAGGAGCTAGATCTGCATCTCCAGTATCTGCAACAAACTTTGTAGAGCCTGGTGGAACACAAATCAGAGTTGGTGCTACAACTAACGAATCTGATGCTTTCAACGCTGGAAACCTAGTAAACGCATTTTATGATGCTGCTGCTGCTTTAGATGAAAAAGGAGTTAGCACTGATGGTAGATGTGCTGTACTAAACCCACGTCAATACTATGCACTAATTCAGGACATCGGTTCTAACGGATTAGTTAATAGAGACGTACAGGGTACTGCTTTACAAGGTGGTAATGGCGTTATCGAAATCGCTGGTATTCAGATATTTAAATCTATGAATATTCCATTCTTAGGTAAGTATGGTATCAAGTACGGCGGTACAACAGGTGAAACAAGTCCTGGAAATCTTGGTGATTTCATTGGACCTACACCAGAAAATGCTAATGCTACTGGCGGAGTAAACAACGACTACGGTACCAACGCTGAGCTAGGTGCTAAATCTGCTGGTTTAATTTTCCAAAAAGAAGCTGCTGGAGTTGTCGAGGCTATCGGCCCACAAGTCCAAGTAACAAATGGAGATGTTTCAGTAATCTACCAAGGCGATGTGATCTTAGGTCGCATGGCTATGGGTGCAGACTACTTAAACCCAGCTGCTGCTGTTGAATTGTATGTTGGTGCTACAGCTCCTTCTGCATTCTAATTTTTTATATACATGGAGGCTTCGGCCTCCCTTTTTTTTATTTGTTAATATGACAACTCCCACAACAATAGATACCGAGACAGAACTCTCCGCTGTAAATACAATACTGGGAGCTATCGGTCAATCTCCAGTAACAACGCTAGGAACAATAACTACAAACGTAACCAATACAGCATCAGAAGTTGCAAACACTTTTGAGAATCCAGAGATAGCACTTATATATCAGATATTAAAAGAATGTAATAGTGATATACAGAATGAAGGTTGGTCTTTTAACAGAGAAGATCACGTTAAATTTAGCCCAGATGCAACAACAAAACATATCACAATACCAACAAATGTTTTGCGTTTAGATTCAGAAAATCCAGAAGATAAAACTATAGATCCTATAAGACGTAACGGAAAACTATATGACAAGGTAAATCATACTTTTGAATTTGATGACGATATTTTATTAAATGTTGTTTACTTTTTTGAGTATGAGGATTTACCTTCAATATTCAAAAGATACATAACTTATAAAGCAGCTGGCAGAGCAGCAACACAGATGATTACTAACACACAGTTAGTGCAACTTATAGCTACTCAAGAACAGATGGCTAGAGCGTCATGTATGGAATACGAATGTAATCAAGGCGATTACAACATGCTTGGTTTTCCTCATAACACAAACTATTCAACCTATAAACCTTTTAGAGGATTACAGAGATAATGGCAACAGTAACTCAACAAGTACCAAACTATGTATTAGGAATATCAGAACAGCCAGATGAATTAAAATTACCTGGACAAGTTAAAGACTTGGTGAATGCCATACCAGACGTAACTTTAGGCTGTATTAAAAGACCTGGTAGTAAACTAATAAAAAAAATAACAACAAATAGCGGGACCTTAAGTTGGTTTCATATATACACTGACGAAGATAATCAATACATTGGATGCGTTAATACATCAGGTCAACTACAAATATGGAGAACTAGGGATGGTTTTTCTTACCATGATAATAATGGTCAGGGCACAAACCTAATTGATTATTCTAACGTAACAGGAACTAATGCAGCTACATATCTAACTGGTTGGACTGATGAAACTGAAATACAAGCACTGACATTAAACGAACAAACATTCTTTACTAATAGAACTAAAACGACTGCTATGTTGTCAGGAGCTTCCGAGAAGTCTCCTGCATTAGTTAATGAAGCAATTATTGAATTAAAAACAATATCTTATGGTAAGCAATATGCCTTAAATATTTATAATCCAACAAATCCAGGTAGTCCCATAACAGAGACTAGAGCTACTTCTATTGCAGCAAGAGCAAACTTTACTGAGGCTAATGGTGCAAATGATGGCTCATGCAAAGCTATGAGTAGAGAGGTTATTAATGCAACTGGTAGTGGTACTAAAAATTTAAGATACGAAATAGATGTTAGATGTGCACCTGTAGTTGATCCACAAAATATTGGTGGTAGCTCAAGTGGTCCTCAATATAATGATTCTTATCAACCATTTGCAAAACTACAATTTGGTGGAGAAGGTTGGGTAACAGGTAATACACATAATTACACCACAGAAAAAAATGGAAGTGGAACTATAGAAATTAAATCACACGTAACTATAAAAAGTTCTGCAAATATCGCAGCAGTTCGTCCAGCTGCTACCTCATCTAGTGCTGATGAAGCAGTAACAGCTGCTGGAATATTAGGTGACATGAAAACATCATTAGATGCAATTTCTGGGACTGGAATTACTGCAACTATTACTGGTAACTGTTTACATCTACAACGCAGTACACCTTTTGCTGTTAGTACTCCAGAACCGCAGTTAATAAATATTATTACTAATGAAGCAAATACAATAGCTGAATTACCTTCTAATTGCAGACATAATTATGTAGTGAAGATTGTTAATAGTGGTGATGATGATGATGACTTTTTTCTAAAATTCAAACAATCTAACGCTGGAACTAGTGGTAACTTTTTTGGTGAAGGTGTATGGGAAGAATGTCCAGCACCTGGTATCGAAATAGAAATAGATAAAACTACTATGCCTATCAAGATTGTTAGAGAGTTACCAGGTAATGTATATCCACAAGGAAGATTTTTAGTAGAGGAAATAGATTACACAAAGCGTGATGTAGGAGATGACAACACAAACCCAGTGCCTAGTTTTATAGGAAGCACTTTAGAAAAGATGCTTTTCTTTAGAAATAGATTAGTTGTACTAAGCAAGGGCAATGTAATTCTTTCTAAAACTAATGATTTTTTCAATTTTTTTAGCACTACAGCTATGTCAGAATCGACTGCTGATCCTATAGATATACAAGCAAGTTCTACTTTTCCAACTACTCTTCATGATGGAATAGAAGTTAACTCAGGATTATTAATATTTAGTTCTAATCAACAGTTTATGTTGACGACAGATAGTGATGCTCTGACACCTTCTACAGCTAAAATAAATTTTCTTTGTGCTTATAACTACAACCCTAAAACTGTACCTTTTTCTTTAGGAACAACTTCAGGTTTTATAAACAGCACAGGAAAAAATTCAAGAATCTTTGAGATGGCAGATATAAGACGTGAAGGTGAACCAACTGTTTTAGAACAAAGTAAACTTGTTTCTAAAAAATTACCTATTAATATCAATAAACCAACTACATCTAAAGAAAATAGTCTTTTACTTTTAGGATCTAAATACTATGGAACTAACATTCCTTCTAACGAAGTATGGGGTTTTAGATTTTATAATAATGGAGAAAAGAGAGTACAGTCAGCCTGGTTTAGATGGTTGTTGTCAGGTGAATTAATACACCATGTAATTTTAGATGATGTTTATTATGTAGTTGTTAAAAGTCAAGGTGAAACAATAATTGAAGCTTTTGATGTAAAAAAACAAGATGATACAACAACGATAGGTGAAGAAACTTATCCTATCCATTTAGATAGACATAGCCAATTATCAGCTTTATCCTCTGGTTCTTATAATGCAACTACAAAGAAAACTACTTTTGCTAGACCTACAGGCTATGCCAGTACATCTCAACTAGTTGTCTATAACAACAATGCGGGTAATGATCTCGGTAGATTTGCAAAAGCTAATACTGTATCTGGTACACAGAATTTAGAAGTAGATGGAGATTGGACTGGTTCAACTTTAATGTTTGGTTATTTATATGACTGGTCATTAGAATTGCCTACAATATTTGTTACTAAAGCAGCTGGAGAAAAAACAAGATCAGATACTAGATCATCATTAATCATACATAGGCTGCATTTTGCTTTCGGAGAAATAGGAAATATAGATACAGTTATAAAAAGAAAAGGCAGAGTTGATTACACAACTAATTTTAATGCTGCTGAAATAGATTCTATTAAGGCAAACGAGTTACCAGTAGTAGAAGAATTTATACAAACAATACCAATATACGAAAGAAATACAAACCTAGATATACAAATTAAATCTACTCACCCTTCACCAGCAACATTATTTTCTATGAACTGGGAAGGTGATTTCAACCCACGATATTATAGACGTGTCTAAAGTAACTATCCATCCAGCTACAAAAGCAGTAGCTTTAGATGTTGCACAAAACTTACGTTCAGACGATTACAGAGAATTAGTAGAGGGTCATGGATTAACACCTGTTGTCCATGTTCCTCTTTTTTTAAATTCTGGCGACAATATTTATTTCACTATGCCAAACGGCAAGACTGCTGGATTGGCTGGCGTATATCCAGACGGACGTATCTGGATGATATGTACAGATGTTATTCATGACTATCCTTATGCATTTTCTAGAAATGCTAAACGATGGTTAGATAAACGTACTGAACCTTTGTTGTGGAATATATGCGATAAACGCAACACAACACACCTAAAACTTTTAAAGTTTTTGGGCTTTAAATTTCTTCGTGAAGTTTTTCATGGTCCAAACTTATTACCATTTATCGAATTTTGTAAAATACCATGTGTTCAGGAATAGGAGGAGGAGACGGAATGTCTCCTGGAATGGGTGCTGGTCTCGGATTTGGTTTAGATGTTCTTGGAGCATTTGGACAATACGGAGAGCAACGAAGACAAACTAGAGAAGCAAACAGATCAATAGCACTACAAAATCAATTAGCTATTAATGCTTACAATACAAAGAATCGTAATGAAGAAAATATATGGCGAAACAGCAAAATAGATAGTGACATTGAAGTTGATAATAAGTGGCGTGAAACACAAGATGCATTAGCTGAAGCACAACTAAAAGCAAGACAAGCTGCTGGTCAGGCTGCTATGTCACAACAACGTATTCTTGCAAAAATGTTAACTGCTGGCGGTAGAGAGCAATCAGGTAGAAGATCAGGTAGAAAAGGTATTGCTGAATTAGGTCAACAACTAGCTGCTGCTGGAGCACAAGCTGCATTTGCTAAAGAAAGCGAAATATTATTTAGAGATAAAGCTGGTAGAAATATGGCTGCATTTGCTCAAGGTAAATATGTAGAGTACATAACTGGTAGACCTAGTCCTGAAGCACCACCATTACTACAAGAATTTAAACAAGGTCCAAGTTTCTTTAATACAGCATTATCTATTGCGAGTTCTGGTTTAAATAGATATCAACAATATCAGGATAAAAAAGCTCCACAAGTGACTCAAAGTGGTGACTCTTACAACCAGTTCGTACCACCACAGCAACAGCAACAACAACCATCACAACAGATGTCTATGGGAGGTGCTATGAACACTTTTGATGTACCTCAATTTAGTAACCCTATTTCATTTAGAGATTCAGGTTTACAAAATGAATTAGATGATTATTTCCAGGAGACTAGACAAACTGGTGCTAATGATTTGAATTTCAGTATACAATCATCATTCTTATAAATTATGTCATACAAAGAAGTACTAAGAGGACTGACTGCTGGTGAACAGAATAACGCTAATAGATTTAGACAATTTGAATCTATACGTTTAGCTGAAGACCGAGAAAGAGGTCGTGAAAGATTAAAAGCTATTTCTGAATTTTCTACAAGTCTTGATGGCTTTATAAAAAATACAGTAGATAAACAAATTGAAGAAGATAAATTAAAAGGTAAGCTTGCAGCTATTGAACAAGACATGGAGTCTCGTGAAGTAACAGGTCAAGCAGACATCCCTCAAGAAGATTTTGACGATTACTTTGCAAACAAAGAGACACTACTTGATAGTAAAAAACAATTAAATACTGTAGCTAATAATGTTTTAGAAGAAGGTGGAACTTTTCAAGAAGCTGATGAAATAAGTAATTTATCTGGTTGGGCATTATATAGTTTTGTACAACAAAAATCTAAGATTGCAGCTGACGGCTACGAAGATTGGTTAAAAGGGGAGATGCAAAATAATGACAGCATTGAACTAGAAGCTAACGGTACAACATTTACACCTTCTACTGCTGAAACATTAGATCAAAGAAATATTGCATTAAAAGCTTTAAGAAGACAATACCTAATAGAACAAAATCTTACTGATGTAAACAGAGCATTATTAGATGATAAAGAGGTTGGATTTTACGATAAAGTTCAGAGTGCTCATAGCACTATAATGAAGGGTTATGAGAAAGATGATGCTATTGATAAAGGGTTTAAAATTAGAACAGATGCTGTTAACGATTTTGCTGTAAATAAAGATTTTGAATCATTGTTAGGAACTATAAAAAGAACTGTAAAGAAGGATGGCACTGTACATAACAGAGCAGAAGCTCTAGACGAAACATTTAAAATATTAACTGATATGGCTAAGACAGGTCAGTTAACAGAGGATGATCTTAAAGACATACAAGATCAAGAAATCATGATCGATGGTAAACCATATAAAGCCAGTAGATGGAAAACTAGATGGTTAAAGTTAGCTGACGAAGTAACAGAATATCAAAATGAAGTTTTAAAAAATGAGATAGAATCTTTAGAAAATAAAGGAAAAAAATATATTATTGATATTCAAGAGAAAGAATCAAAATTACAAAAAGAAGGAAAAAGATTTAGTGAAGCTGAGATTGATGAAATGATAACTAATTGGGATGCTAAGTGGGGTAAAGTGGATCCTTATTTATTTGATTTAAAAACACGTTCATCTGAAGATAAAATAGACGAAGATATTATTGAAATTTTAGAAGCAAAACAAAAAAATTTACAACCTATATATAAAGAAGATGTTGATCAAATTCAAGATTTTGAAAAGTGGAAAAAGTGGACAAAGATTATTGAAGAAACAGATTTAACTTTACCCAGCGATATAAAAACAAAAAGAGATGAACGCATAAAAAGTACAGTTGAACAAAGAACTTTAAAAAATCAAGATAGTATTAGAGGAGAAAAATATACAGCTAACATGCATCAGGCAACTGATGACTATAACAAGTTATATGCAGAAGCTATTACAAAAAAAGAAAGTCCTACAGAGGCACATCGTTATGCTATCGACATTATTGAAAAAAACATAAATGATGGTGTATATGATACTTGGAATTATCGTAAGCAAGACCCTAGTAGAGAGCATGAACAAAACTTACAAACTTCTCTTTTTGCTATAGGAACTAATCCATCAATAATTACTGAAAGTGTTATTCCTGGTACTGAAGAAGCTTTAAAAACATACATTAAATCAAAAGGTAAAACTGTACCTATAATCTTTGAACAAATTACAACTGAATATAATAAAACTGCTGAAACACCAATATCACCTAGCTATCTTGCCTCACTCCAAGCTGATGCGGCTGGTAATAAAATAGAAGATGTTATATCAGATATTGATAAAGAAACTTTAGAACTACCAAAACACGTACAACAAATATTACTGAAACATCCAGATCAATATAAAGTGCAAAGAGCTAAAATCGAAATGTTAAAAGAGGATGGTGATATTTCATATAATGATGTGGAATATCTAGTAAACGAAGCATATGATGCAGTCCTTCCGAAAAATGCTGAGATTGGACAATTGACTCCTCGCATTGGCGATTGGAAAGATATAGATGGTTTAGGATATGTTGTTTACGATGGTGAAGAGTGGATCAGAAAAGGTAATAAAGGTAAATTTAAAGAAGCATATATAGGAAATGTAGAAAAATATAGAGATATTGATAACTTCGTCAAACCATACGATGGTAATTACAAAGGTGATATACCTTTAGGCTCCTGGAAAAAAATACCAAACGCTATAGGATATGTAGTTTGGGATGGAGAAAAATTTGTACGAAGCGGTAATAAAGGCCGTGGAGGTGAATATGAAGGTGAATTATCAAACTTTGTAGATTTAGACGGACAAGTAAAAAATTTTTAAATTACTAAGGTAATAAAATGTATTCAGGATTTAATCCAAATGCTGTAGATCCAGAATCTTTATTAGAATCTGCTGAAGAAGTACGGGAATTTACAGAACTTGATGAAGAACTACGGGAAGAACAAGCAGAAGAAGAAGAGTTTTTATCTACTGAAGCAGAACAAGCTAAGGCTGAAATAGAAGATCCACGAAACAGAGAAGGTTTTGGTGGGATAAGAGGTATTTCAAAGGAGCTAGGTGCTGCTATAGGTGGTGGATTACAAGATACTGCCTCCTCTCTTGTCACTCTTCCAGAAAGAGCCATTGATATGTTCAGTGGTGAAATGGTTGAAGAACAAAAAACAGAAGAAGGTTATAAACCAGAATGGGATGATTTCTTTGTTGATGATACAGACCCTATAGAAACTAAAACATGGTGGGGAGGTGCCTTACGAGGACTTGTTCATTTTGGTTCAATGGTTCCAGCTAGTGTTGTAGCATTAAAAGCTGCTGGATTAAGTGGTCTTGTTGCTGCTACAGGAGCTGGAGGAACATTATTAAGAGGTGCTGCTATCGGTGCAACCTCTGACCTTATGTCTAAATATAGTCAAGAAGATAATGCTTTAGGCATGGTAAGAGATAGGTTTGGATTTATAGATACGCCCTTATCAACAAAAGATACAGATCACCCTGCTATGAAGACCTTTAAGAATGTTGTAGAAGGCATGGGTATCGGTTCTTTATTTGATGCAGTTAGTATTGTTATTGGTAAAGGTATTAGAAAAGTAAAACCAAAAAAACCAAATAAAAATGTAATTCCTGAATCTAATCAACTACCAAGCGGTGAAGTAACTGATGGTGTAGCTGATGAACTAGGAAAAGCACAACTACGGGCACAAAGCTTAAGAGATCAAAATATAGAAATGGCAAGAGATCAAGCTAAAGGTCCAGAGTTTGGTGCATATAAAAATAGAAAATTAGCAAATAAATGGCAAGGAGCGACTACATCTACTGATACACCATACAATGTTGATCAGAGTTTAAAACGTATTAATTATGAATATGGTGCGGAGATGGGATCAACTGGATCACTATATACTCCAGCTGGTTTAGCACGAATTCAAGTTAATGCAAATATGGCTGAAAAAGATCTTATTAAGGTCATGAATCAATATATGAGTGATGCAAGAGTTAAAGAAGCTGTAGCAGAAGCAAAATCAAAAAATAAACCTTTATATGAATTATGGGGTGATGCAACAGCATTAGCACAAAAAATTTATGAAGGAAGAAATACTAGTGATCTTACGGCTTCAGAATTTTGGTCTCCTTTAGATAAAAACTCTAGGTTATTCGGAGTTAATTTTATAGATTCAAACCAAGTAAAAGCATCTGAATTAGTTATAGGTTCACTGTTAAAGGAGATAAGAGATTCTGGTATAACTAACAGAGAGCTTTATAACATAGCAGATTTAAAAGATATTGATGGTCCAGCTAAAGCAATGTATGACAAAATCATTGCTGGAGTTATTCATGTTAATACTTCTAAAAAATTACAAAGTTATTCATTTGCTGGTTTACAAAATAGAGGTTTAAAAAAACCAACTAGAGCACAAATTAAAGCAGAGATACAAGCTGATGCAGAACAATCTATTAAAGCTCATCAATTAGCTATGCAAATGGCTGGCGAAGGAGATGATGATTTATTTAAAGCTTATATGGAAGCTGTGTCTATGGGTGGTGATATACATAATTTAACTGATTTTGATAACTATATAAGAAAACAATTTTTAGGTGGCACTGTAAAAGGGCAGAAGAAAACAGGCTTAATAGTTAAAGGTATGCAAAGAGTAATGGTAAATAGTGTATTAAGTGGACCAAAAACTCCTATGAGAGCACTTCTAGGTACTGGTACTGCGACATTTTTAAGACCATTATCTATGGCATTAGGAGCTAGTTTAAAAGGAGATGGTGCAACACTTAGAGCATCAATGTCCGCATTTAGTGCTATGCGAGAATCAATACCAGAAGCTTGGACATTGTTTACTAAAAACTTAAATTCTTATTGGTCTGGTGATGTATCAACGATAAAAAGTAGATTTAACAATATTACTAAAGGTGATGAACAATGGGCTATGTACACCGATTGGGTAAACAATAGTGGCAGAGCTACTAATGGAGATAAATTAGCTTTTCATTTAGCTAATGGTGCACGAGCATTGAATGATAATAAATTTTTAACTTATTCAACCAAAATCATGGCTGCTACTGATGATGCATTTGGTTTGTTATTAGCAAGAGCTAAAGCAAAAGAAAGAGCAATGCGTGAAGCTATGGATTTGTTTAACCAAGGAAAAGTTACAGAAATATCACCTCAAATGTTGAAGGAAGCTCAAGATAGATTTTATAGCGAAATAATGGATGTAAATGGAAATATCATAGATGACGCTACATTATATTCAAAAAAAGAAGCAACATTAACTAGTGATTTACACGGATTTGCACAGAAACTAGATCAAACATTCCAAAGCACTCCTTGGGCTAAACCATTTTTATTATTTGCCAGGACAGGTATGAATGGTCTTGAATTAACAGCTAAACACTCTCCCATATTTAATAGAGCTGTTAAAGAAGTTCGTGAAATTCTCAAAGCAACACCAGAAGATTTATCAAGTGTTTTACAATATGGAATTACTAATGCCGATGAATTAGCAAATGCAAAAGCTTTAGTACAAGGTAGACAAGCTATTGGTAGTTCATTAATTTTATTAGCTAATATTCATTATTTGAATGGTGGTTTGACTGGAAATGGACCAGCTGATAGAAAAAAAAGGCAGACATGGATAGATGCTGGATGGAGACCAAGAAGTATTAAAATAGGTGATGTTTGGATTGGATATGACGCATTTGAACCTTTTAATTTAATACTTTCAACTATTGGCGATATTGGTGATTATTCTGAACAAATGGGTCCAGAATGGAGTGAAAAACAATTTAGAAAATTAGCTACTGTAATGATGCAAGGTTTAACAAGTAAATCATACCTTGCAAGTATGCAGCAATTTGTTGATTTATTTGCTGTAGGACAAGAGGGTCAAATAGAAAGAATTTTGGCAAGTCTCGCTAATAATTCAATACCTCTTTCTTCATTAAGAAACGAATTAGGTAAATTATTTAATCCTCATATGAAAGAAATAAACTCTGGGATTTTACAATCATGGCGTAATAGGAATTTATTTTTAGAAGGTATTTCACCTGAACCAGTACCTGATAAATTTGATATGTTAACAGGAAAACCTATAAGAGACTGGGATTTTCCAACTAGAATGTTTAATGCTATTAGCCCGTTTTCAGTTAATTTAGACTACAGTCCAGGACGCAAATTGTTATTTGATAGTGGATTTGATTTAAGAACAACTGTCTATTCTTATAAAGGAATTAGTTTTAAAAACAATCCAAGAATAAGATCAATTTTTCAAAAAGCTATTGGAGAACAAAATATACAATATCAACTAGATTTATTAGCTAAAGATCCTAAAATTTTAAATTCTATTCAACAGATGAATTTTGATAGAAATAATGGTTTGCGTAGTAATGATCCTATGAAATATTATTATCATAATTTAGTTATTGCAGATATTTTTAAAAAAGCCAAAAAGAAAGCTTGGTCGAAAATACAAAATGATCCTGAAGTTTTACAGCTAATACAAGAAGATAAAGATATGAAGATAACAGGTTTGGCAACCTTAGATAAAACAAGAGAATTTAAATCTGAAAAAACACAAAAAATATTAAATTTACGCAATAAATAATCCACCCGTCAAACAATCCTAGTAGGAAAAAATGGCGACAACTTATACCGATAACGGTGGAGGTGCTCCTAATGGATCTGACAAGATCTTTACGTTCACTTTCCCCGTTTTACAAAATGAAGATGTAAAAGTTGCTCTTAATGGAGTAACACAAGCGACAACTAAATACACAGTAGATACTTCTACAAATCCTACCCAAATTGAATTTAATAATACAAGTATTGATAGCAGTGTCCAGAAAACAACTGGTGCACCAAAGTCAGGTGTAACTGTAAGAGTTTTTAGAGAAACAACAGTTGGTAAAGCAAATGGAGATGATGACCCTAAAGCTGTATTTGCAGCTGGTTCATCTATCCGTGCTTCAGATCTAAACGCTAATACAGAGCAAGCATTATATGCCATACATGAACTTCAAAATCAACCAATCAAAACAGGTGATGTAGAAGACGGAGCTATAACTTCTGGAAAAATAAAAGATGGTGCGATTGCTACAGCTGATTTAGCTAATAACTCTGTTACCACAGACAAAATAGCTGATGGAGCCGTAACAAGTAATAAATTTGGTAATAATTCAGTATCTACAGCTAAAATTACCGATGCTAACGTCACAACTGCTAAGTTAGCAGACGATGCTGTAACAGCCGCTAAAATTGCAGATGGCAATGTTGGAGCAACTCAACTAGCTAGCAACGCTGTAACAACGGTCAAGGTACAAGACAATGCCGTTACAACAGCTAAAATTGCAAACGATGCTGTAACTACCGATAAACTTGCAAACTCAATAGTTTCCGACATAACAACTAACAATGCAAAAGTTAGCAATGTTACTCATACAGGAGAAGTTACTGGTAGCAGTGCATTAACTATTACCAACAACGCAGTAGTAGAAGCTAAAATAGCCAATAATGCTGTCACCTCAAATAAGATAGCAAGCAACGCAGTTACAACTGACAAGATAGCTGACGGTGAGTTAACAACACTAGCTGGTATGCAATCTGGTACAGCCTCAGTTCTAGCTGATAGCACAGCTCTTACAGCTTCTACGGCAGAGCTAAACCAGCTTGACGGTATAACACTAGAAACTTCTGTTACTGGAAACAGCGATACACGCATACCTACATCAAAAGCAGTAAACGATCTCGTATTGTCTGTAACAAACGCCCTTGGCGGTTTTGTAGCAATAGCAAACGAAACAAGTTTTCCTACAGCTAACCCTGACCCAAGCAACAATGCGGGTACAGTTGTGTCTATATCACAGCTTGCAAGTGGTCTTGCAGTCAACGGTAGCGGTGTAGCAACAATATCTAATGGTGCTGGGACTGGTAATACAGTAACCATAACTGGTTTTCCAACTAACTTACAAAGTCAGACATTACCAGCTGCTAGTGGTTTACAGGTTCAAACAACCTCAACACTGCATACTTACACATTTCATAAACAGTTAGCTAGTGCAGCTGACATACAGGCTATTAGTGCTACGGTCAACTCATTTTCTAACAGATATAGAGTATCAGCCTCTGCACCTACATCTTCACTAGATGGCGGTGACTTGTGGTTTGACACAACTAACAACAAGTTAATGGTGTACAACGCTAGTACAACAGCGTGGGAAGAGGTGACATCTACTGGTAACTTCTTTATAAACACCTTATCTAGCACTGGATCTGGTAGTGATAACCCCCCAGGTGGTAGTGCAACATTCAACGGCACAGCTCAAAAATTTGCTTTATCTAACCCTCCTCAGTTCGCAGCTCAACTCCTCGTCAGTCTTAACGGAGTCATTCAGAAACCTAATTCTGGAACCTCAGTTCCAAGTGAGGGATTTGCTGTCAGTGGTACTAACATTATATTTAGTTCCGCTCCTCCTACTGGTGCTGATTTTTTCATCATTACCATCGGATCATCCGTAGGTATAGGTGTACCAAGTAACAACACAGTTACAAGTGCAATATTACAGAACGGGTCAGTTACAACTGCAAAGATTGTAGACGCTAATGTTACCAATGCTAAACTTGCAAACGGTTCAGTCCAGACAAGTACTATATCTGACAGTGCAGTATCTACAGGAAAAATTGCAGATGATGCAGTCACAAATGCAAAAATTGCAAACGGTGCGGTTCAAACATCTCAGTTAGCTGATGATGCAGTGACTGCTGGAAAACTTGCTAACACGTCTGTAACTGCTGGTAGCTATGGTTCATCAACTTCTATACCTTCTATTACTGTCGATGCACAGGGTAGAATCACAGCAGCATCTGGTAACACAGTTAACACAGATCTAGTCGGTGACACATCACCACAGCTAGGCGGTAATTTAAGTACTGGGGGTAATAATA